CTAGCAACATAAGCAGCACTCTCAAAAGTTACATCCCCAATAGTAGAATGTCCGTAAGGCCACAGCTCCTCCAGGAGCTTAGATCGGTACAACTTCACATCACGTTCATTCTTCCACAATTCCTTATCCGGAAAATCATAATTAAAAATACAAGCATGAAAATGAGGACGAGAAAACTGCTCGCCATACTCGCCACAATGAAAAAAACGAATGCCAGAACCACAACGGAAGCGTAATCGCTTCATAAAACGCTGAAAATCATCCAGCTTCAAAAACGGTAAACCCTTCTTACGAGAAATAGGTAAAAATTCATCAGAATAAGTAAGAGTAATAAAACAATTAGAATCATACAAACTGGCTTCGTGTACACAACGAACAGCCCACTGGCGGGAGCGTTCGAGACGACAACCGATGCATTGGCCACACGGCAAATCTACGGGCATATCGACAAAACCCTCTCGGGCATTGAACACAATTCCGCGCTTGCCCGTATCGGGATTGACCCGAGCGGAGCGGTAGGCCTTCAAAGGCCGAAAACAGGGCATGAAACCCCCCCAATTTTTTAGAGCCGAATTCCACCACGCATGGGAGCGGCAACGGCATTACGGCCGTTGACCTTCAAAGCGGTGCGAGAAAACATTTTCCGACTATGCTTACGACCCAACTTATGACGACGTTTCATAACTACTCCTTATTAAGAACCTTGTTCAGTCGCATAGCAAGCTGAGGAGCGTCAGGATGCTCACTAGTAGCAAGTATCGGGCCAACTTGCTTAGCAATGTCCACCAGCTCATCGAGTCCCGGTATATAACGACCATGCTTACTCAGGACGTTTGAGACAATACTCCCAAGTGCTGCAAAAAGAGAAATAATACCACGAAACATAAAACAACCTCCAAACGAACGTTAAACGTCATAAAGCACCCCCAACTTAAGTGTGGGCGCCTCGGTTGAAAAAGAAAACTACTCCATAAAAACTTAGCAAAACAATCAAACAAACAGACATAAAAGACTAAATCACTTTTCTGTCAGTCAGCACAGTTACATCAAGTGATGAACTGTGCTGACCCCCAAAATCATGATTTTGAGGCCCCCTGAGGAGCGCCTGCACCTTGAGAACCCGACAATTGGGCTCCACTATCCGTGGCGGCAGGCTGGCTAGGGGTGACCGGGCTGGCTACAGCCAGACCTAACTTAACCATCTCCTCCAAGTTCTCCGAACGGGAACAAAACTCCAACATCTTCATCGGGTCATTACCAAAACGATCCCTCACATGGGCATCCAGGGCTTCAAATTGCTCCTGGGCAAGAATAACGGTGTTCAAAGCCTCCTGGTAGGTACCCACATCGCTAAAATCACCGTAGCGGCCATCCTGGCGAATCATATCAGGCAATACACCGGTCCTCTCAAACCGATTCAAAATCAAATTCACATCACAAGCATCCTTCTCGGCTTGCTTGGTCAAACTAGGGGAAACAGAACAATCAATCCCCTTATCTTCAGTCGGATCATAAATCGCACGAATCTTCACCTTCATATCAATCTCCTTCATTAGCGGGCTCACCTAGGTAGCCCTTTTGCCATTTCTTAAATTCCTTATGACGCCCAGCATCACGCAAAGCACCTTTCAGGGGGTTCAACAAATCCTTACCAGCTCCAACGGCAGAAGAAATGCCACCAGACACATTCTGCACCATGCGGGCAGTGGTGTTGGCCGTCGCATAGGCCTTTTCCATCTGGTTGACTTTCTCCTCCAAATCGGCCTTAGACTTAATCGCACCGGTCTGCATACCTCTCTGCAAAATATCCAAATCCTTCTGCTTGGCACTTGAAATATTCACCTGAGAACGAGTAGCGGCTTCATTGGCCGCAGCAGCATTCATTGCAATCTGGGAATCCTTCGCTTGGGACTCCTTATACAATTGAAAACCCTGCAACCCAGTAGAAACAGCACTACCCAGCGCATTCTCCATACGGGCATTCTGAACAGATCCGGCGGCCCCAGAAGGGGCAGAAGCCCCTCCCTGGGTATAAGCCAACATGGGATTTAATCCCGCCGCTTTCATATCCGAAGTCGCACGTTGATACGCAGTATTAGACATCCGCTCTTGAAAGGCCATTTGCTCACGAGCGTTCTCTTGAGACATGGCGTTTCCTTGAGCGGCAATATCGCGATTCGCTTGGTTGGTTTCTCGGCCACCGATATAATTAATCGCCGAAGAACCTAAAGCCAATCCCGTCCCTAACAACATGTCCAACATAAGACCTCCTAGAAGTGATCGATCATCCCAGGCACTGAGTAAGTAGGCATTGGGCGAGCACACTTCATATCAAAATAGGCATCCAAAATAAACTCGGGCTGGCTAGGAACAGCAATCACACGAGAAACGGGCGGGGTATCCTGAATAAAAGTAGAATTCAAAGCAGGAAGAGCCGTAAATTTCTGAGCAAGATGCCATTGATCCAGGGGCGTGGAATACGTAGAACGGAACTGCCCAGTAATAACAGATTGCTTATAACGATACTCGGCATAGCGCTCCTGGTATCCAAACACTAAATCATCATTGGCATCATTCTGCGCATAAATTTCCTTATTCAGCACAGCTTGTTCACCAATATGAGAAAGAGCGGGCCAATAGAAATCCCAACGAGTCCTTCGACTCATCATACGATCAAGACCCTGCTGGTAACTCAAATCCGCACGCACATTAATCAGACCAATCAAAACGCAATGCTCTGTAAACGACTTAACAAATCCATTATGACGATGAGAGAACGTCCCGAAACCAGCTAAATTCCCTTGCGGGGAAGTGGCGTCTGTCGTTCCAGTCTTAGGAACAGGCGTAATAGTGATCGGAGCAGATCCGCCACCAAGATACTCAGGACGTTGCAAACGAGCATCAGGGGAAACAACACCAAAATGACTTCGGACAATCTCGGTATACCGAGTGCCGCCGCGAGCATCTCTTTCATACAACCTCTGAATCTGAAAAGCCTGACGAAGAGAATTTATCGTCGCGGCTGTAGCAGTAGACAAATCCGCCTTCAAACCAGTACGAGTCGTATCGAACATAACAGGACCCGTAGCAGCCGGGGCCACAGTAGTAGGTCCGAAATATCCACCACCAGAAGAAACAATCATCGACCCATCGCCCATATTAGAGCCAGAAACACGGGCCAACTTAATCTGGGTCCCATCTGAAATAACAGGGGCAGAGCTGCCCAGGGGAATACTTACAGCAGTCCCCTTCTGAGGCCAGGGTAAACACGAAGTAAAATAATCATGACGCTTACCACGACGCAATAAACTGTAATTGGTAGAAGTGTCCGGGCCATCACCCTTATCAACAGTCACAGAATTCTGCAAGTTCTGATCACGGAACCATTCATTATAAATCAAATTGTAAGCACGATGCCACAACGAGGAGTGGGCAAGGGAGGCAATCCCTGTAGGTATCCCCATATAATCTGAAAGGCTTCCAACCACGTGCCCAGTCCCAGCTGGGGCAGTCATCTGGGGGACAAGGTAGGACGTTGAGTCTCCCGGATTAATCTGCTCACCATTGAACTTCTTAAAATTATCCCAAATCAAACGAATAGGAACAGCAAAGAAAAACGTATCACAATACAAATTGTCCATAATCGGAGCAATCGGTGTCGCAAGACGCGCAAAAGTAGTCACCCTCAAATTAAAGGTGTCACCGGGCAAGGCTTCGTCAACAAAGAACGGCACCAAATATCCAGAATTGAACGTAGTCTTATAACCATGCGAACGGTTGAACTGAGACCGCGGGATCTCGGCCTTAGGCACCATCGAAAAGTCATGCTTCATAACAGAGGGCAAAGCGCCCGATGAACCACCAAACATATTTACATCTCCTTAATTAGAACTAATCATTGAAACCGGAGCAACAGGTGTAGACACCACATCCACAACCTTCTTAAACTCCAGAGCACTACCTAAAGAAATCTTAGCTTCATGCATAACAACTGTACCCGTAGAATCATCATACTCACCAATCTCAAACAAAGTGAAGTCCGAGGGGTACTTAGAAAACTGGGTCTGCTCATCATTCACAGCTTGTTGCCAAGCCCGAAGAGCCTCACCCTTAGTACGCATAAAAAACGGAACCAAAAAAGCCTCCGCCTTAGAATCATAAACCGTATACATCTTATTTACCATTGTCATATCCTCTTTTGAGTAATTTAAAGCGCAGTTCCTGCACTTCCTCCTTAACAGAAAGTCTGGTAGGTAGCTCCTTCGCTTCCATTTCAACCCCTTTCTGTTTCCTGAGTGACTTCACTCTGGCGAAGTCCGAGGGATATGTCAACTCAAAAAGACGATCATAATATTTAGGGGGCTTCATCTCCTTTCCTCGTAGCACCACATTATCACACGGAAAGACATCCGAAGAAAAACGCTTAAACCAACCCTGACCGATACCAGGACGACGTGACATAGTTGTATATTCAGGCGGGCGACCATTATAATGAGATTCAGCAGCATCACCCGTAATCTTCTTCGTAATATATCTAGCAACATAAGCAGCACTCTCAAAAGTTACATCCCCAATAGTAGAATGTCCGT